AAATAAGGAGATAGCAACCTCCTTTATAAAAGTTCTGTTTTATTCATTAAAACAGGAGCTAAAATGTCCAATTTACCAGTAGATAGAGATAAAGATTACATGTATCAGATGTGGGGAACAACCTCTCTAGCATCGGATTATGGATCTTTGAATCAAAAACCAAAAGTGATTCAAGAAATCATGCATGATGATGTCCCAAAAAATCAACATTATCTAAAGGAACAATCCAGATTGCATCAAAAAATCAGAAATTTGGATGATTATGATGATTGGGAGTATGGAACAGAACCTAATTATGGTATTTCTTGGAAATAATCATAAATAACTGAAGAAAATAGTCCTGAACAATGTCAACCATTAGGATATCTAGATCATTTAAAGATATTAGTTTATCCTTTGATCCTCATCCGGTAACAAAAGATCTACCAATATTAAAAAATGAAAGGGCAATTATAAGATCAGTACGTAATATTGTAGAAACAATACCTACAGAAAGATTTTTTAATCCAGATTTTGGTTCAGAGGTAAGATCTAGTTTATTTGGCATTATTGATTATGCAACATTATCAATTATTGAAGAACAGATAAAAACATCAATTAATCTTTATGAACCAAGAGTTGAAAATGTTCAAGTAAGTGTTAACTCAAAATTTGACGATAATGCTTTAGAAGTTACTGTTATTTTTGATATCATTGGACAGGACTTTCCAACACAAGAGTTTACATTCATTTTAGAGGCAACGAGATAAAATGCCTTTTACTAACTACGCAAATTTAGATTTTGATCAGATAAAAACCTCTATAAAGGATTATTTGAGGGCGAATTCTAATTTTACAGATTTCGACTTTGAAGGGTCAAACTTTTCAGTTTTAATTGACACCTTAGCATATAATACTTATATTAATGCATTTAATTCAAACTTATCTGTTAATGAGGTATTTTTAGATTCTGCAACCCTTCGTGAAAACGTAGTATCTCTCGCAAGAAATATTGGTTATGTACCAAGGTCAAGAAAATGTTCCACAGCAGTAGTATCATTTAATATATCGACTAATAACGACACCTCAACTCTTTCGCTTCAACCTGAGTTAGTTTGTGTAGGTTCTGTTGATAATAGTTCCTATATTTTTTCAATACCTGAAGAAATTACGCGCAATGTTGTAAACGGTAGTGCTTCATTTGAAAACATTACAATATATCAAGGTAGATTTTTATCTTTAACTTTTACAGTGGATGCATCTCTTGATCAAAGATTTATAATACCTAACCCTTACGTAGATACAGACACAATTAGAGTTTATGTAAAAGGATCTAGTGATACTGGATTGGGAAAAAAATATTCTCTTGTTGATAATATAATTACAATTAATAAAGATTCTGAAATATTTTTAGTTCAAGAAGTAAAAGATGAAAAATATGAACTTTTATTTGGTGATGGTATTTTTGGTAAAAAACTTGAAACTGGATCAGTAATTACAGTCAATTATATTGTCACTGATGGTAGAGATGGTAATGGAGCATCAGAATTTTCATTTGCAGGTTCAATTAAAAATTCAAATGGTTCTTTGATTGCACCATCAGATACTGTAACGGTTTCTACAGTTCAATTATCTAAAAATGGTTCAAATATAGAATCTATTGACTCGATTAAATATTTTGCCCCAAGACTTTATTCATCACAATACAGAGCAGTTACCGTTAGTGATTATGAGTCTATTATAAAGACTATAATATACCCAAATGCAGAATTAGTTAATGTAATAGGAGGAGAGGAATTAGATCCTCCAGAATATGGTTCAATCACAATTTCAATTAAACCAAAAAATGGATTATATCTTTCTCAGTTTGATAAACAACTTATATTATCAAGATTAAAGAAATACTCAATCACAGGTATTAATCAAAAAATTGTAGATGTTAAGGTTCTTTATGTGGAACTAGAGTCTTATATTTACTATAATACCTCTACAGCGTCTGGTCCAGAAAATCTAAAAACAAAAATAGAAAATTCTTTATCTACTTATAGAGAATCACTAGATTTAAATAAATTTGGTGGTAGATTTAAATATAGTAAAATGCTACAATTAATTGACAATACTGATGCATCAATTACATCAAATATTACCAAAATAATTATTAGAAGAAATTTAAATGTACTTTTAAATCAATTTACTGAATACGAACTTTGCTATGGAAATAGATTCCATGTAAATGCTGAAGGTGCTAATATAAAATCCACTGGATTTAAAATTGCTTCTGAAACAGACTTTTTATATTTTACAGATATACCACATCCAGATAAAAATACTGGGACTATTGCAGTTATAAAATTGTCATTAAATCCAGATATTTCTCCAACAACTATAATTAAATCTGCAGGTATTGTTAATTATCTTACTGGCGAAATTAGAATTAATGCAATTAATATTGTTCAAACTGAATTACCTAATAGTGTGATTGAAATACAAGCGTATCCAGAATCAAATGATGTTATCGCTCTTAAAGAACTTTATCTTTCTTTAGACATTTCAAAAAGTAAAATAAATATGATTAAAGATGTAATGTATTCTGGTGAAAATACTTCTGGCATTTTATTTGCCAAAGATTACTATCAATCAAGTTACTCAAACGGAAGTTTAATAAGAAAATAATATGGTACAATCAAATTTTGAATCAAAAGTAAAAATTCAGGACATTATTGATAATCAAATACCAGAATTTTTGGTTGAGCAAAATCCAAAATTTATTGAGTTTTTAAATCAATATTATATTTCACAAGAATATCAAGGTGGTCTTGTAAATATAACAGATAATATATCAGAGTATCTTAAGTTAGATAATTTAACACCAGAAGTAATTTCACCAAACGTATATTTAAATCAAAGTGTTGGTATTAATGATACTATAATATATGTAAATAGTACAAAAGGTTTTCCAAATAAGTATGGATTACTTAAGATTGATGATGAGATAATCACTTATAAGGGAAAGACACAAAATAGTTTTACTGAGTGTGTAAGAGGTTTTAGTGGAATTGAATCTTATGAAAATAATTTAGTTTTTAGTTCTTCAGTAGCTTCTTCACATTCCAATGAATCAGTAGTTACTAATTTAAGTGTACTATTTTTACAGAAATTTTATAAGGAAATAAAAGGAAGTTTTTTGCCAGGACTGGAAAAAGACGATCTTTACGATCAACTAAATGTTAATAATTTTATTAAAAACTCAAAGTCTTTTTACCAATCTAAAGGAACTAAAGAATCATTTAGAATTTTATTCAATGCACTTTATGGTATAACACCAATTATTGTCGATCTTGAGGAATTTCTTTTTAAATCCTCAGGTTCAACTTATAAAAAAAGAAAAGAACTTTTATTTGAAAATTTAACACCAGAAAAAAATCCTTTATTAATATCTGGATATCAAATTACCAAAGAAACTGATTCTTCAGTTTTTGGATCGGTTTCGGAAGCAGAAATATTTACTAGAAGTGGCAAAACATACTATAAGTTTTATATATTTTTAGGTTATGATGATTCAAATACAGAAAGTAATGGTGAATTTACTATCACACCTTCAACAAAAGTAGTAGAAAAAATATCATCTGGCGATCAATCAAATGTTCTTACAGTCGATTCTACAATTGGATTTGATAAATCTGGATTTATAAATTGTAATGGAAAAAAAATATTTTATACTGATAAAAGTGTAAATCAATTTTTTGGTTGTTATACTGAAGGAAACAATTTTATAAATGCAAACATAGAAAAAACTTCTTTAGTTTATTCTAACGATACTTATTATGGTTATGAAAATGGAGATCAAACTAATAAAGTATCTCTTAGATTACTCGGAACAATAACAGATATTGTAATTAATAATGAAAATAATTCAAATTATATATTTGCCAAAGGGGATAAAGTTGGGGTAAAGTCATTAGGACAATCTATTAAAAATCCATCACTCAATCCATCTTCTTATGAAATAATTGCAAATAGTTTAATTTATAATACCAGTTCAAGATACCAACTTGATAGTTTTGTTCGTGATGGAAATAGTGGAATTACTCTAAGTAATATTGATAAATCTTCTCTGAGAGTTGGTGATATTGTAGAATTTTTGCACAGAAATACTGAGATACCAGTTGATGGTTTATCAGGAGTTCGTATAAATTCATTAAACCTTTCGACTGGAAAAATAATATTTGATTCTGGATTAACTTCTTTAAATCAGTTTCAAAAGTATGATATTAGAAGAAAAATTAAATTTTCTTCTGGAGAATTATTAAAATATAATAATATAACATGTGATGTTACTAATTTATACATTGAAGATAAACAAAATCTTTATATAACATCTAATTCATTACCATCATATGAAATAACAAAAAAACTGGAATCATACAGTGCAAGTTCTTTAACAGATTATGATAGTGATGTTGAAAAATTTGCTTCAATAGAGTTTGATCGTAAAATTTCATTTTTAACTGGTGCTTTAGTTTATTATTCCTATGATGGTGACAATCCAATACCAGAATTACAGACTGGAACTTATTATGTTAGCGTTTCTGCTAACAAAAAGAAAATAAAATTATATACTTCAAGGTCTTTTATTGCAGAAGATCTTTTTATATACCTCAGTTCAATTCCTACAGGAAATCATACTTTTACTTTATTCAACCAAGTAACTGGTGATAATAAAATATATCCTACAAAGTTATTAAAAAAAATTGAATCTTCTAATAATATTTCTGATGAAAATAGAGATCCTATAGGATCAAAAACCATTGGAATTCTTGCAAATGGTGTAGAAATCATTAGTTACAAGTCTTTGGATAAAGTATATTATGGACCATTAACACAAGTTGATGTAATTAATCCAGGAAAAGGATATGATGTAATTAATCCTCCAAAATTAGAATTATCAACAGGTAATGCAAAATTACAACCAGTAGTTCAAGGTTCAATCGAAAAAATTTATGTCGATCCTCAAGAATTTAGTATTGAGAGACCAATAACTTTAACAATTAGGGGCGGAAATGGAAAAAATGCTATTTTATCACCAATAACAAAATTAAAAAGTAGAGAAGTATTTTTTGAAGCAAGAACAATTGATCAAGGTGGTGGATTAAGTATAAATTCAGAATCTATAACTTTTCTTACTCCACATAATTTTATTGATGGTCAAAAAATAATATATGATATTAACAATATCACTAATTCTAAAATAGGAATTGGACCATTTTTTGGATCAAATAATGATAGTGGAAGATATTTGGGAAATAATTCTGTTTTTTATACTAAAGTAGTTAATGACAAAACTATTAAATTATATCCATCTTTTGCAGATTATTCAGCAGGAATAAACACTGTAGGATTTAATACTTCTGGAAATTCTGGTATTCATAAATTTAAAACCGAACCAAAAAAAGTTTTAGATTCTATTAAAGTAATTAATGGTGGTGATGGATTTACAAATAGAAAATTAATCGTTAAGCAAACTGGAATATCTACAATTAATCATACTATAAACTTTAATAATCATGGGTTTTCTACTGGTGAAATAATAACTTATGATTATGAAACAACACCTATTTCTGGGTTGTCAACATCTAATCAATATTATGTTTTAAAAGTTGATAATAATTCTTTTAGATTATGTAATGCTGGAATTGGTGGAACTCAAATTTCAAACTATCAAAGAGAAAA